AGTAGTTAAGGCTTTGTCAGCGACTACACGCTGCTTGGTTAATACTTTTGGAGTGCGTCTTACTAGGTATGTGTTGCCAAACTCGTTAGGCTCTGTACGGCTAAATGAGCGCACATCACTTACAGCGCCATAAACTGCATCGCCAATAAATAAACTATTACCTACCGCTAAAATACCTAGTGAAACATCGCCAGCATCACGGTTAAGCGTTACCGTAATTTCAGCACCAATTAGCGGAGGCAATCCATCAATGTAGATATTTCTCTTTTGCTGAAACGGTTTAAAAAAGAACTCGTACCAATCTGAAACTACGCGAGACACCATCGGGAAATTTTGGTTATAAACTTCTACTGCATCAAACGTCACAATCACATCAATGTCTTGGGCATCAGCGTTAAGTAGCGCGATACCGTCTGTTACTAAATCAGGCGTAATCACATACGTCATTGGCGCAGCATCAACGGCTTGGTTATTACGCAATCCATCAAATACTTTCCAGCGATTAGTAGCTGACACCTCTACCCACCAAACTGGCAAGTTGTCAGGGTCATTCTGTGGGTCATCTAATGGGTCATTATTAAGATTAGCCGCTTGCAATGATTGGTAGATTTTGTGACTAGATAGCACAATTACCCTATCGCCTAATGCGTAGCTTGTAACTGCTGACCATGCCGCATAATCGGTTTCTGCTACGGTTGAACTTGTAAGGTTTGTGTCAGTTATAACAAGTGTTTTAAGTACCTTCATTTAAGCCGCCTGTGTCGTAATAGTTACATCACCACTTGTTAAATCTTCCAATTCTCTAGCTGTACGTTGTGTGCCATCTGCCGCCCTTCTCATGTCATATTCAAGTTCGCCCACTCTGCTAACCAATGCTTCAAGCAACGACACAACTTTTCCGCTATTCATCGTCATATCGGTATTTTGCGACTTAGTTAGAACCGCCTCGCCTTGATGTAACATAGCCACGCCATCATTTGGAACGTATGAAGTGCCAACTGCATAGCTAGGCATATTTGCCGCAGGGATGGATAAGCCTTGACGTGAATAAGATGAAGCCACCGCAAAGTCAAAGAATGTGCGGAATCTGTCAGGATTAAGGCTATTAGCAAGGGAATCTACCGCGCCTTGTGTCGCTTGAAATGCTTGAACTAATGTAGGGAAAGCTAGCGCAAGGTTTAACCCTGCCTCTGTGGTGTAATCAATGCCTTTACCGATAGCGATTAACTGTTGAACCGAATTAGGAACGGCTAGATTAAACTTGGCAAACTCTTCACTTAGCCGCGCTTGATTCATGGCTTGCTGTTGCGCTGGTGAAAGTAGGCCAAAGATTGAATCGCCTACACCTTTTTTAATTGCGTCTAAACTGCCTGTAAACTGTGCGAACTCATCACGCAGATTAAACATTGACAGGAATAAATCACGCCCTGCCGTTGTCGTGGTATCAAATGATTTTAATATCGCGTCAAAAGCGTCTAGCGTAGCTGGTAGAGCGCGACCCAAGCTAGTTGTTAGCGTATCTCTAAACTTAATCAGTTGTTGTGCTGGTGTGCTAAATGCGCCAGCCGCTTGAGCAAGTGAAGCAACAAGATTAACCAACTCTTCGCCAGCCAATCCGCTAGATTTAGCCAAATTTGCCGCAGCGTCAGCCGTTAAGTTAAAGCGTTCGATTAGTTGCGCGTTACCATTATTCAAAGCAATAGTCGCTTGAATCATGTTAGATATTTGCGTTTGGTCTGCTAGTCCATCAAATAGCGTTTTAATACCTGCGCTAATATCAGAACGTTTAATTGCATTGACTAATTCAGTAGTCAGCACACGTTTTACAAAAGCATCTAGTGAGGCTTGAGAATATGCACCAGGGTCTTTGGTATATAAGGTATTAGACATACCATTGATGTTGGTTTGGAATGTACCGTAGCCACTGCCACCGCTACGCCCTTTATATGAGGTGCTAGACGATACGTTATTGGCTAAACCAAAGCCGCCAAGTAATGTGCTTAACTGTGCGTTAAACTGTTCGCTGACTTGTGGTAATTGTGTGACTGTTCTAGGTGGCTGTTTCTTGCCGCCAAATAAGCTACCGCCTACTAGTGAACCAATAATGCCGCCAACTGCGCCCAATGGCGTGAATGACAATGCCGCACCTAAACCAGCACCTAACGCCCCTTTAGTGTTGCCTTGCAATAGATTTAAAGCAACTCCAGCGAAAGGCGCAAGGTTACTGATAACGGTTGAATTAGTGCTAATGAATGAGCCGATTTTATCTAAGCCAAAGCCTTTTAATGTATCGCCAAAGCCATTTATTCCTGACAGCAGAGCGTCATTGCCACGGTCAAATAAAGACTTAACAGAATCAAATACGCCACTTATGCCACTACCACCTGTTGCACCTTGAGCGTTAGCAGTGCCACTAAATATTGCGCCAATGCCGCCAGTGAAAGCGCTAATTAATTTAGATATGCCAGTGCCATCAATAATTGCGTTAATTGTTGGGCGTAAAATTAAAGTTTGGAATGTATTTTTTAATGTATCTACAAAGTTCTGTGCAAACGTTTTACCTGATTCAAAACCACGCAATAAAGCATCGGTCAATGAACGGTTAATATCACGCGCTAAGTCTTGCTGTTTTCTCGCTAAATCTTCGGCTGCTTTAGCCTGTTTTGCTGTGCGTTCGTCAATAAGTTTTGATTCGGTCTTATCAAGAATTTCAATATACTTCTTGTCCATTTCAAAAAATGATTCTTGTAGCTTTTGACGCGCTGCATCTTGTTTCTTTTCGTTCTCAATTTCAGTTTTGTAAACGGTTTCTTTGATGTCCTGTTCAAAGTCAATTTCTTTTTGTAGGTCTTTTAGCTTTTCTTCGCTTGCTTTATCACGAATAGCTTTAGCCGCTTTAGCATCTGCCTCTAATGCCTTTTGTGCTTCTTCGCCAACATAAGCAAGGGCTTTTTTATCGCTGTTAGGCGTTACATAAGGGCTTGCTTTGAGTGCGTCTTGGGCTTTTTTAAGGTTTTGTAATGCTTTAATTTCATCTTCGTAAATGCCTTGCTGCACAGTCAAATCACGCACATCACCAAACACAACATCATTAATTTTGTTTGCTAGTGTAGGTTTTGATAACGCATCTTTAAGGCGTGTTACTTCATTTAAACTTTTTACGCGTTTGTCTAATTCTTTGTCGTAGTCTTTGGCTTCAATACCGCCTACGCTAGAAAAGATACTTTTGAATTGCAGTATTTGATTTAACTTATCAATAAATGCTGTAAGGGTCGGCAACATTCCAATAGTGACTGTTTCAACCAGATTGCCAAACTCAACACGTAAGCCGCCTAACATATCTTGGAATTTTGCAGACTGTGCTGCCGCCTCTGCCGTTGCGCCTTGATACTTGTCCACGTTTTCGGCTAGGTCGTTAAGATATGGTAATAATTCAACGCCAGCTTTGCCGAATAAGTCTGTGGCTAGTGCGGCCTTGCTTGCACCGTCTTGATAGTTTTGAAGCTGTTTAGCAACTTCAACCATTACTTGAGATGGGTCGTTAGATTTAACGAACTGTTGTGATATGCCGATAGCGTTTAAAGCTTTAGCCGTTTTACCGCCAGCATCATCAATGCCAGCAAGCCCTTTTGCGAGTTTGCTGATGGCGGTATCAACTGCGCCGAAGTCTTGCCCGAACTGGCTAGCTACTTTCTGCAAGCGTGAAAGATTCTCAACGCTTGAGCCTGTCTTTTGCGCCATATCATCGAGCTTGGCTAATGTATCTACGGCTTTGTTTACCTGGCCTATGAGCGCACCAAATGAAACGCCTACACCTAAGCCTAGTAAAAGCTTTTGCGCCCCGCTAACGGCTTTATTAATGCTGCCCATAGCACCGCTAACAGTACGATTGGCTTTGTCCATGTCTTGCTGGAGCCTTGCCAAATTTGCGACAATTTGCAGTTCAATTTGCCCAGCAATCATGGATAACCTTTCGTTAGACGTAAAAAAGCCCCGCATTAAGCGAGGCCATTTATCTCAATATACTTTTAATATGCTTAGCCAACTTTTCAGGGTCGTGCTTTACTACTCTGTCAGGCGGTGGACAGTTCGGCTCTGTCGATAACTGTGATTGATAAACGTATGCGTTTGAAGCTGTGCGTATAACGTCTAATTCAAATGGCGATAACTCAATGCCTTGCTGTTGCTGGTAGCTTTCAAGTTCTTGCCACGTTAAAGGGATGCGCCCTGTACCACTGTGTAAACACGCCCCTGCTTGCATAAGATAATCAAAGAGATAAGCGCAACCCATTTTAGGTAGGCTGTAAGGCGTACCTGTTTTAATAAGTTGCTCTAATCTAGTGTTATCTTGCTTATCGGGGACTGTGTTTAGCCAAACATAAACTTTTGTGTAGTTGACTACTTCGCGTTTTATTTTGGCTTGTAGTTTTTCTTGTTCTTTAAAAAACTAGCCACTTGCTCTTTCATGTAGTCTAGTTTTGGGTTAGCGTAAATTTCAGCAGGTGAAAGGGGAAAGTTTGAAACTTTGCCGCTACAAGTCACTAAAAATTCATTGTCCATTTCTTCTTGCTTTTCGGCATCAATCTTGCCGCCACCGTTTAAAGTAGCAATGTAATTTTGCTGTGTAGCTGTGTTTAGTTTGTGTGCCGCTTGACGATGTTTTTTAGACGCTGAACCAAATAATTCAATGGTGACTGGGTTTTCGCCATCTTCACCAATCATTTCAGACTGACCATCAACATCTTTAAATGTAAGTGTCGCGGTCTCTAGTAATTCATAACGTGATAAATCAAATTTGCTCATGGTAAAACTCCGTTTAAATAAAAATGCCCCATTAAAGGGGCTAAAATTAATCCGTTAAAAAGGTGGGCAAGGGAACGGATAACCCTTTTGTCAGCTTACGCTCTAGCCCATAAAACAATTAAGGGGCTAAATCTTCAATAATGCCAACGCCAGCAGCAGTAGTTGTGATTGCTAATTCAACTGTTGCCATGCGGATTGTGTCCACCCCGCCTGTTGCCTTAACCAATGACATAACCTTTGCTTGAAAGTAATCAATGTCGCCATCAGGGTATGCAACTTCAAAGCTGTAATCAGCATCATCATCAAGGGCTGTTTTTAATAGCGCCATACCAGCGTCATCACTGTTATAACCAATAGAAAGTGTTTTATTACCTTCATTGAACGAACCTTTAAATTTTTGTGTACCACGACTTGCAATTGGGTTAAAGGTTACTTCTGCGTATGTGCGACCATGCGAGCCGCCATCGTCAATTGAACCAATTGCTGTAAATGTTAATGCTTCATAACCAGCCACATCAAATGTTGCTGGTGAGGCAGCGCTAATGCTGATTGTTGTCCCTGCGACTGTACCTAATGCCATGATATTTCCTTAAATAAAAAAGCCCCAATTAAGGGGCGGTTGAGGGCTAAATAAAAAAGCCCTCAAGTGAGGGCAGTTACTACAAAAAACTAATCGTTATAAGCTAATCGAAAATCTATTGTTTGATAGAAAATTGCCGCATCATCATCACGAAAATCCGCGCCTACGTTATCCAATATCACGCTATCTGTTACTACACCGTTAAACGTGCCCTGCTTGTTATTACAGGCTGTCTTTACTAGCTTAATAATGCTTTTTACTAATGGGTATGTTTTAGCCGCTACGGTTATCTGTACTCGGCTGCGTGTTTTCATTGTGGTTAAACCGATGCTGGTATTTTCAATCGTGCTTACATGGTTATATGCGATTGCTGGCAATACTGCGCTAATAGGGATTAATCCAGCATATATGCGGCCTACTGGCACAACGGCTGTTAATGGTGCGTTAGTGCTTAACAGGTTATAAATAATCTTTTCACTGTTCGCCATCGTCAACCTCTAAGCTAGGGGCGTTTAAGCCTTGTTTAGTTAATCGCTTGCCTATGTACTCACCAGCCGCATTGATAGCCTCTGTTGATTTTGAATC